TAAATCACCAAAGAAGTTTTTCACTAGATCCATTAATCCTCCGGATCCTGCAACTTTTTGACCCATACTTTTAACAGCAGTTTCTCCCCAGCCTAAAGGGTTTCCTCTGTACCATTCTTGAACACCCTTATCCCCACCCATGAATGGATATTTCTGAGGTTGACCCATAAATCTATGTTGACCTCCCCAGAACATAGCTGTTGCTGATCCAATTACTAAGAAGTTTGATATGATATCCAAAAGAACTGCTTTAGTGTTTATTCCTCCTATAGGTCTTGCAACATATTCAAATTTAAGTGAAATTGCATTTGAATATTCTAATCCTCTAGCTCTTTTCTTTACAGAAGTTATAGCATTAACAGGTCCTATAATCCTATTTTCATAAGGTCCATCGGTATATGGATCCGGCGGTAAATTTCCTTGATTTAAAATAGCATTAGTATCAAAATTACCTGTAGCAATATTAAGCATCTTAGCCATTTTAGTTAACCCACCAAATAATCCTGAAGGACCAGATTCTAATTCGGGATTACTTTGTGTTTGAACATTCCAAACATCTGCTGTGGCTTCATCCCATTTAAATCCTGTAGTAAATTTAAGTATATCTGATAAATTGTTATCAGTTCCCTCACCAAAATAAGTTATAGCTGTTGCCATTGGAGGAAAATCTACTTTTTTTCCAGATCCCTGCGATTCATTCGTAGTTTGTGATCCATCTTTGGAGGTTATATTTTGTCCAAGTCCTGAATCCCCAGAATTAATATCTTTATTAGTAGCAGGATTTTTATTTGTGCCATCATCTGATTTTGTTGAAGCTCCACCTTCTCCTGTAAATCCATCCATACCTGGAAACTTAAGATTGTCCACAATAGGAGCAGCATATCTTCTAAGAGTTATCATCCTATTATTTGGAATTATATTCCAATGTTTGCAGAAAACAAAATCTGCAAAATGATAAGGGGTTCTTCCATAAGGATCTCCTTCACCCCAATTTATAATAGAAGTAGTAGTTGGATTTTTAGAATATGATAATCTGCCTTCATTAGTAGAATCCACTTCATACCATTTTCTTTCGCCTTTCTTATCAACAAGGTATTGTCCACCTTGAGCTCCGTATAATTTTATAATAGCATATGGATTTATAACAGCACCAACCCCTTGATAGAAAGGATCCTTAGCCATAGCAGATCTTTTAGCAGCAACTCCTAAAGCAATATTATCTTTTTCTGCTATTTCCGAATCCCTTAATGTTTTTGCTCCAATAATAAATCCGGAAGTTCCAGCATCCATAAACTTAGTATCAAAAGGGGTAATGACTGTTTCTGTTCCGGAAACCAATCTATCTAATCTACGATCGAATGGAGAGGAGGATCCAACTGGTTCAACATATTCCGTATTATTCCCGGATTGTTTATCACCAACATTAGCTTTTGCCCTTCTAGCCTGCTGATTTTGTAAGCATTGCTTATAAAAAGTTTTAGCTCTATCTAGTTGTTCTCTCCATACCCTAATAGCTGCTCTTATTACTAATCTATCCAATTCAGCTATTGTATGCTCTTTTTTTTCCTTAGCATCATAATTCGGATCAGCAGAAACTATTTGATTATAAAGGCTATTAACCTTTGCTCTAAAGCAGCCATCAAATCCATAGGCTTCCCCAAATTTAACAGCATCTACTATAGCATCAACTGCAGCATCTATTATAGATTCAGCTTTTCCTTTTATCTGATCAGCCATAAGATATTTTTATTTTATATATTCGAATAATTTATTAATCCCTATAAACTGCAAAACTCGATAACCATCTGGGATTACCGAGTTTCGATCTGTTTCTACCATATGGATAGATCAGCTCAACTTATTTATGCCATTCTGTAAATTTAGAAATAGGTTTGCATTCAATTAATCTTACTTTTTTAACCGAAGGAAAGTATATTATTTCATTAAAGTAATTATAATATTCTTGAAGTTTTGGGACATTATAATCATCAAGAAGAACAATATCCCTTATTCTTTCTTTGTCCTCTAATGTATCAAATAGATTCTCTATTGTATCCTTATTAAGAAATTCATTTGAATATATTATGCCTCTAATCCTTTTTGACTTAACATAATTATTTATTAGCTCCATTATTTTTTCGCTAATGATAAAAGCTCCATACTCATCTATAGTATCATAATTATATTTGTGATCCGCTAAAATCTCGGAAACACTTATAATTGAATATAGCTTAAGATTTAAAAAGGATCTTTTTAATTTAGGAATTCCCTCAATAGTTATATAGAATTTCATATTATCCTTTTGTGGATTCTAATTCTTTTTGGTAAATCTTTTTAGCTTCTTCTTGAGCTGAAACATAATCCATGCCTTTATTAAACATTAGATCTGTTGCTATTGATGCTATTTTTTGACTATCAGCTTCATCTTTCTTTTGATTCTCCTGTAGTCTTACAACTTCTTTCATCTTCTCCTGCATCTTTTTTCCCTCAAGTATATTCTGCCTTATATTCTCGAATCGCTGAGCTCTTGGCATACTTTTTTTGTATTTGTCTATTCCAAGTTTCTTCTCCATTGATTTTCTTTCTCTTCTGTTCATCTTATTTTAGAATTTAATGTTATTAAATTTATATGCTATTAATTATTTTTTTGTGCTATACTTATTTTTAATCGGGTAGCATCTGATCTCTTTGATCCAATAGCCCTATCATGATTATGAATTCCAAAAGGTCTATATAATTTATCTTTTGATAAAAATCTTTTTATTCTATCTTTATGTATTCCCATTATATCTGCTATTCTATTTACAGGAAATTTAAGCATTAAATGTAATCTGATAATAGTAAATTTTTGTAATTCTGTAAAATATTTTGACTACCATGGATTTCTCTTTCTTTTGCACGTATAGACATTAGATCCTTCTGCGATTGGGTTCTTCTTTTCCCTCTTAATCTATCACCTATTTTTTTTCTTGTTTCCAAACTATGACATTCTATTAAAGTAAGTCCGCCTTTTGGTGAAATATTATACCCATTGGGGTTCAAAGTATTATATTCTATTATATATTTTTCCTCTTCTAATCTAGCTTTTTTAATATCATCAAATTCTTTTAGTATTTTTATTTCGAAATTTTTTCGTCCTTCTTTCTTAATAGCTTTTTTGATGAGAATCCCGCTACCTAAATAATACTTATTAGATCCATTATGAGACCCTATATATTGTTTATTATTAATCTTATTAGTAGTTATATAAATAAATCCATACATAGGATTAAATAATGTTTGATTGCTTAACGAAAAAATTAAATAACCTATTGAAAGCACCCAAAAATAAAAGATCATCCGTTTGGGTTACTCTAGAGGATTCTATAAATTTAAAATTTCTTTGAGTTTCCAAATCGAAAACATGTTCTTTAATTTCTATATCTGTAACATTAACACAGTAAACTCTTATTGGAGAATCTGAGGTAAGACTATTAAATAGACTTCCTAGATACATCCATCTCGAAGCATCTGTAATATTAACGCCAGTTATATTATACAAAGATCTATTAGCTCCTACTAAATTTGTTTCATCATCTTTACTTAAATAATCGGTCAAAAGGGTTAATGATTTTTCCCTTTCAATATCATTCCATATTTCTATAACGCCGATCTTATCTAATAGACCTTCATTTATAGTATAAGGAAGAACACAGATTCGATCCTTTTTACTTTGAACATAATAGTGCTGTTCAAATTCTATTACATCTTCAAATTCACCGCTAAGTACGATTTTTTTATCGTTATTCATTTTTAGCATTTTTATTTTTATCTGCTGATGGTCCGCTAATTACAGGTTCTTTTATTGCTATTGGTTCGCCCAGTTCATTAACAGATCCATTTAAAAAATCGCCGTAAGCATTATGTAATGCTAATCTCAAGCTATCTTTTATTTTATTATCATCCAAATTACTAATTATATATTCGATAACTTTATCTCCCCCCTCCTCGAATGATTCCCTAGCAACATCATATAATGATTTGGTTGGTAAGGATATAATAAGACTCATCTCCACAGGAGTTTCAAATTTCTTAGCTTTATCCATCATAAGCCATACTGGATCACTAGAATTTTTCTGTTGTTTGATTTCAACAGGACTAGGAGCCGGAGGTTCAACAACACTAGTTATTTGTCCAAAAGCAGATTTTGTGGGTCTAGGAGGAATAGGTGTAACTTTTTTTCTCCCTTCAACAGCAGGTTGAACAAGGTGACTTACCCCATCCGGGCTTTCTTCTGGAGGACTCCATTTTTCTTTTTCTGCTCCAACCCATTCTTCTTTGAATGACCAGCAATTATTAAAGCTTTCGATCTCAGCCATCAGCTGAGTACTCCATTTTCTTTCATTAATTGGTATGATAAGTTCTTCATTACATCTAGAACCATCTTTAAAACATAATAAAATTAAGAACTTAACAGCCCTGCCGCTGGGCTTCCCT